ACTTGATATTGGTGGTATTGGTAATGATAGCAAAGGAATTCGTCGTTTTGAAAGTGTTGATGACATCGTAGATTTCTTCTCAGAGGGAAGAGATAAACCAGAAGACTGGCGACAAAGAGACTGATGAGTGAAGTAACGTTTAAAAAACACAGAGTATTTCGTGAGACTGAAGATGTTGTTTTCTATGATATTTCTGTAGATGGTTCTAATGCACAAGACCTTGTTTGCCATACTGGTCCTGCTATCTCTCCTCCTGATGATATTGTAGGAGCAAAGCAGTTCTATATTCACTATCACCAAATTGATAACAATCGTGTTCTGTCCGGACTTCGTACATTTGAATTGGTTAATAAAGAATGGAGATATCCATATCATATTATCCATCTAAATCGTTCTTCTGGAGCATTAGTTATTCCCAAGATGACATTTCATCGTTCATACTCTGGAGTTGAAGGTTCTATTGTTATCAATCAAGCGATTCGTGATGGTGAATTTAATCCTGAGACGGAATTTATTCCCATATCGGCAGCAAAAGATAGAGACTTATACCATATTTTGGTGAACGAAAAACCAGTTATTCATACACTTGGAGAGTGATGAATTACGAAGAGTTTTTGGATATGCCAACAACTTTTATGGATGATATGTTAAAGTTGATTCAACTTAAAAATAAGTATCGTTTAGATTTTACGCCACAAGAAAAAGAAATAAATGATCATCTTTTAACTTATTGGGAAGAAATGAAGTTAAATGAACTTAGGGGAAAATTTGAAAGATGTTGGAAAATTGAAGAATAAATAATAATGCTCTAATTGGTTGGCGCTTTTTAGGGTTGGGCGGAGAAATCTGCCCTCTTTTATTATAAATACTAATGCCAACCAAAATTAGAAGCAGATGGAATACTATACCTACGCTTATTTGCGTGAAGATGGAACTCCTTACTATATTGGAAAGGGAATAAACAATCGTGCTTATAAGGGAGATTGTAAATCTGTACGAGTTCCACCTAAAAATAGAATACTTTTCTTGAAAACTGGTTTAACTGAAGAAGAGGCTTTTAAGCACGAGATTTATATAATAAACATCTTAGGTCGTAAAGATATTGGAACGGGTATTTTAAGAAATTTGACTGATGGTGGGGAAGGTTTCTCTTCTAAACAAATGACTATTCTTTGGGAAAGGAGAAGAAAGAAAAAGTTGGAATTAGAAATAAAAAAGTGGAGAAAGGAATATGATAAAGGTGTTATTTGGAGAGAAAAAAATAGAGAAGTTTTTGATGAATTGATAAAAAATGTCATTAGTAATAGAACATTTATGTATAATAATGATACCATTTAGTATCTATTGCTACTATTTTAAAATAAAACTTGCTATATAGGATGAATAGGGGTATAATAATCCCCTAACGTTCATCCTATGACTAAGGCACTTTTGTTCTTGGCCTGGGTTCCACTTCTTTCTATTTCTACGCCACAACTTACCCAAACTAATCAAGTTACGATAAGTTGCGACGCATCGTGGGAACTAATGGACATCGTTAAAAACGACGATGTAGTACATCAAAAGATAGAAGACCAATTGCTATTAGAACTCCGAAAGGATTTCATTCAAGTGTGCAATAGATAGGACGGAAGTAAGCCGACTCGGAACGGATCGTTCATTCTCTATTCGCAAATAGAGAACGCAAAAGCCGACTGAAGGAACGCTCTTTAACTTAAACAACTAAGGAGAACCCTAATGTCACAAGTCGTATACCGTGGTGTCGCATATGACACCGAAGTTCGTCGCCAGCAACAACAGCAGGCACAACAACAGTCCCAACAATATAATGAAACTTATCGTGGTGTTAAGTTTGTAAAGGAGGGGCAAAAATGAACACTTATTTTGTTCGTTATCTTAAACTTAAAGCAAAAAAAGAAAAGTTTCTTAAAATTGCACAACTGAATATGGCAAAGCAACCACAAGTTGCATAATTTAAGAGAGGTGCTTGACACCTCTCTTTTTTTTATGTATAATTACCTTTGTTGAGGTTAATAAAGATGGATAAAGAAAAGCTTAAGCTTATTGTAAGAAATCTTGAGTCTTTAGTTGATTGTCTTAAGACAGAGATTTATTCTGATACTTCTTCATACAAATATGAAGAAATTGCCACACATTTAAATGATTACGACGAAGTTTTTTATGAAGATGACGATGGATACGCAGATTGATGAATTTGAGTTTATGAAACCAGAAGTTAAACTCATTAGTGTTACTCCAGATGCAGAAAAGCATATGGCATACTGTGCTCGGGTAAGTAATCCAGATAATCAACAGAATGAAAAGTTTTCTGGATTACTTAAGTATTGTATTCAGCATCAGCATTGGAGTATCTTTGAACAGGCTTCAATGACTGTTGAGATTAATACTACAAGAGGTATTGCAGCACAAATTTTGAGACATCGTAGTTTTACTTTTCAAGAGTTTTCTCAACGATATGCTGATACTGGACTTTTAAGTAAATCAATTCCTCTCCCCGAACTTCGTAGGCAAGATACTAAAAATCGTCAAAATAGTATTGATGATATTCCTGATTATTTGAAATTGGTTTTGCTTGAAGATATTCGTGTGCTTTTTGAACACTCTCAGAGCATCTACAATCGTCTTCTGGATAAGGGTGTGGCAAAAGAGTGTGCAAGGTTTGTACTGCCCTTAGCAACCCCCACAAGACTCTATATGACGGGTTCTGTGCGTTCTTGGATTCATTACATTGATCTTCGTTCAGCACACGGAACACAGAAGGAACATATGGAGATTGTAGAACTGATTCGTTGCATCTTTACCTGCCAATTTCCTGCAGTATCTGAGGCACTTGGTTGGACTCGTGAAGGATGTGCTGAGTGTGTGGATGCCCCATCCATCACTATTGAATAAATATTTTTGTATACTATGGAGAATTAAGATTGGCAACATACCCTGTTTATAATAAAGTTACTGGTGAACAAAAAGAAGTGACAATGAGTATTCACGATTGGGATCAATGGAAAAGAGATAACTCTGATTGGGATAGGGATTGGTCAGACCCTTCAACCTGTCCCTCATCTGGTGAAGTTGGAGAGGTATATGATAAACTTAAAAAATCTCATCCTGGGTGGAACGATATTTTACACAAAGCATCAAAGGCTCCTGGATCCAAAGTAAAACCAATCTAAAAAGTAAATGGCAAGAAAAAGAAATCAACCCGCAACACCTGTTCCTTTTGGTATGAGTAATAAACAAATGAAACGGAAGAAACCAATTAATGTAGATTTGATGAGAGACATTGAAGCTCTCACTGACAATCAAGAAGAATTTTTTAGATCTTACCGATTGGATAAAAACATTGTTGCTTATGGATGTGCAGGGACGGGTAAGACTTTTATTGCACTTTATAATGCACTTAAAGATGTTCTTGATGAAAAATCTCCATATGAAAAAATTTACATTGTCCGTTCACTCGTAGCCACAAGAGAAATTGGTTTCCTTCCTGGAGATCACGAAGATAAGTCTTCACTTTATCAAATTCCTTATAAGAATATGGTAAAGTATATGTTTGAAATGCCAACAGATGCAGACTTTGAAATGCTCTATGGTAATCTTAAAACTCAAGGAACGATTAGTTTTTGGAGCACATCGTTTATTCGTGGAACTACTTTGGATAATTCAATCATTATTGTTGATGAATTCCAAAATCTTAATTTTCACGAATTAGATTCTATTATCACTCGTGTTGGTGAAAATTCTAAAATTATGTTCTGTGGTGATGCAACTCAGTCCGATTTAATCAGAACGAATGAAAAGAATGGGATTGTTGATTTTATGAAAGTTCTTCGTATAATGCCATCAATTGATATTATTGAATTTGGAGTTGAAGATATTGTTCGTTCTGGATTAGTCAAAGAATATATTCTTGCAAAAATGGAAGTAGGTGTATGAGTTTTATTCATCATAATTTTTTAGGTGATCTTGAATTAGAAAAGAAAGAACAAAACGGCATCCGTCTGTATCATCTTCCTGATGGTCAGTGGGTGCCTTCTATCACTTCTGTAACGTCTTTCTACAATAGACAGATTTTTGTGAAGTGGAGAGAACGTGTTGGTCTTGAAGAAGCAAATCGTATTACTAAAAGAGCAACAGCACGAGGGACTGATTTTCACCAAGTTTGTCAGGACTATCTTGAAAACAAAGAACTGAACTGGAATGATTATCAACCCCTGACAAAGTTTATGTTTTATCACCTCAAACCAGAACTTGATAAGATAAATAATATACACGCAATTGAAAGAACTTTATATTCACAGTACTACGGGCTTGCAGGACGAGTTGATTGTATTGCTGAATATGAAGGAGAACTTGCGGTCATTGACTTTAAAACTTCAGACAAAATTAAACCAGAAGAGTGGATTGAAAACTATTTCGTTCAAGAAATGTTTTATGCAGCAGCTTATTATGAACTGACGGAAAAACCAATTAAAAAACTGATTACTTTGATGGTCACTCCTGGTGGTGAAGTTAAAGTATTTGACAAAAGAAACAAAGGGGATTATATTAAGTTACTAGTCCGATATATCAAAGAATTTGTACATCACAATACTGGATCAGATGGAGAATGAATTAGAAAAAGCATTAGAAAGTAAGTTCTTTTGTCCATCAAAATTTGCTCAAGAAATTGAATCTCTGGTTCATACCAATGAGGATATGAATTATATTGATGCAATTATTCACTTCTGTGAAAAGAATAGCATTGATGTAGAATCTGTTCCTAAATTGATCTCTAAGCCATTGAAAGAGAAAATCAAGTATGAAGCAATGGAACTTAACTTTCTTAAAAAAACTTCCCGTGCTAGATTAGTTTTTTGAATGATGCCTTTTGATGTATATCGTGAATATCTTGCGTTAAAAAATCACTTTACAAAAGATAGTTATGACTACTTTAAGTATTGTGGTAAAAGTCGTGCAACGGTTCAATCTTTTTACAAACGCAAAGATCGTTTTTGGTTTGAAAAAGTAGCACGTCAAAAAACAGATCAAGAAGTTGTAGAGTTCTTTGTATCAAACTTTATTACCTGCACTGATCCAAGTAAACTTTGGATTGGTGAAATGATCCGAGAAGGTGATAGAAGATATGAAGACTGGAAAAAGAAAAATCAATCACTTTCCTATGTCTTTAAACAAGAAACGCAAAGTTTCTTTGAAGATAAAAAAGTAGATGAAGTCTTTAAGTGTTCTAAAGGTCATCCACCAGTTCTTAAAAATTTCCTGAACGGGAACATTAGTCTTGAAACACTAGTCATTTATGATAGAATATTCCTGTTCGGGAAAAACTTTGATAAGAAACTTAAAGATCCTGTGTGGGAATCTGTAAGTATGAAGATGAAAAAGTATTCTCCTTTCCTACATATTGATGTGCAACGTTATAAACATATTTTAAAAGAAATTATTTTGGGGGATAAATGAGTTTCTTTAAATCTGAAGTCGTCCGTGCTGAGATGGCAGAAATTAGTGAGTTGCAGGAAGACGTTTATCGTAATGTCTTTAAGTTCTCTACAATGTCAAAAGAAGAAAAACTTAATCACGTCAAAGTTCTTGAAAAACTTCTTGAAAAACAGAAAGTTCTTTATACTAGATTAAGTTTATCTGATGATCCTGAAGCAGTTGAAATGAAAGAACGCATTACGCAATCTGCAACAATGATGGGACTCCCCCAAAATGTTGATATGAATATCATTTTGAATAATATGTCCAAAATGCTTGAAGTGATGAAACAGCAAATTGACAAAACAGGTTCCGACCTGTAGAATAACGAAGTACACAAAAGCCAAATCTGTACAAATACGAGGTAATCTAATGTCTTTTAAAGATCTTAAGAAACAATCTTCTCTGGGTTCTCTTACACAGAAACTAGTAAAAGAAGTAGAGAAGATGAGTACAACTTCTGGAGGCACTGATGAACGTCTCTGGAAACCTGAAGTGGATAAAACTGGTAACGGTTTTGCCGTGATCCGTTTTCTCCCTGCACCCGAAGGTGAAGAACTTCCCTGGGCAAAAATGTATTCTCACGCCTTCCAAGGTCCTGGTGGTTGGTACATTGAGAATAGTCTGACTACAATCGGTCAGAAAGATCCCCTTGGAGAACACAATCGTGAACTTTGGAACAGTGGAACTGAAGCAAACAAAGAAACTGTTCGTAAGCAAAAGCGTAAACTGTCTTACTATAGCAACATCTATGTTGTAAAGGACCCCACTAATCCTACTAATGAAGGTAAAGTCTTCCTGTTTAAGTATGGTAAGAAAATCTTTGATAAGATTATGGAAGCAATGCAACCTGAGTTTGAGGATGAAACTCCTATTAATCCTTTTGATTTCTGGCAGGGTGCAAACTTCAAACTGAAGATTGTGAAGAAGGATGGTTATTGGAACTACGACAAGTCTGAGTTTGGTTCTGTGGAACCTCTGCTGGACGATGATGATGCTCTGGAAGCAATCTGGAAGAAAGAGT